GTGAACTGCGGCGCCTGTTGCTGAATACTCGAAACCAATCTTCAAGTTACCCTTGATAAAGGTCTTCTTTACAAGTCTTGTGATCTCGTCACGATCCCAAGCTGTTCTTACGATCTCGTCAACGAGTTCGGGAACCGGTATAGAACCGCCGCCGTTCTCGGTTAAGAGCGCACGACACTCGGTGTCCTTTCCGCCCTTGATGTAGTCTGCGTATGCGTTGATGTATTCAGCGCTGTTTCTGATTTCCATGTCTGACATAACTTTTCTTTCCTCCTCGAATGTCTGTGTTACTTCGGCTTCAACTTTGCCGTTTGCGATAGCGTCGAGATTAGCTTTGCGCTGTTCTTCCTCGGCTATACGTCTTTCTTTCTCTTCCACAAGCGTTCTCAACTCTTCGTTGTTCTTCTCGATAACTTCGGTAACAACGTCTTCGCTTGCGTTTTCGGTTTCAATCTCGGAAACTCTCTTTTCGATTTCCTCAATTGACATTTCTTTAAGGTTCATTATTTGCCTCCTTAAATTGCTGTATTAACTTGTTTGACTCTTCCAACGCTTTAGCACGACGCTCATTTTCAGCCTCGACAAGTCGCTCCGCTTTGTCCTTCTCGATCAATCCGTCGATAAAACTTCTTGCTGAAATTTCCGTTCCGTCGTTTGCGGGAATACTCACCGCTGAAACGTCGTAAAGTTTTCCGATCCTGGTAATTGTGCGAAGGTAAACTGTCTGTTTGCCTTTTTCCCTTGTTTCGGTAACTTCGTCTTCGTCAACAGTAAAGCCAAAGCTCATGCGGTCGGTGTAACCGCCGTCAATCTCTTCGTACAACTGTCTTCCGATCTCTGTACCTCCCAGGTCGGCATTTATCAATAAACCGTGTTCGTCGGATTCCAACGACAACGTGTTATTGCGTGTTCTTGCGAAGACTCTTCCTTCATGGTTGTACTGCATGATAACGTCCGAAACGTCGGCCTTATCAAATGCGCTCGGTGCAACCTGCTCACGGATTTCAATGTCTTCGTCTGAATACAACGTGTAAGGTTCGTTGTAAGTCGTAGCATAACCGGTGACTCTGTAAGTCGGTTCGGCTGCGTCGTTTCTTACTGCGGTTCTGATTTCTTTAATGTTGCGGTACTGTCTGCCCTGTGAAACCTTTTCTAAAAGATCTTTACTCATTTTCGGTTTTATCCTCCGTTTCTGTTTCTTCTTCTCCAAGCGTGTAATATTCGCCACGCACCGTTCTTACGTCGCCGTCTTCTACCGGTGCAAGATTCCATATGTCACGAATCTCATTTATCGTCATAAGGCCTCTATCCGCCATTTGAGCGGAAACCTTTAACTTGTCTGAATTGCTCATATATTGCAAACGGTTGGACGTTGCGATAAGTTTCGAGCCGAAGGCCTGCTCACGTTCCGAGAAATACATATTTGTCGTAACTTCGCTAAACTGTATTGCGAAGGTTTCAACAACGGATTCATAAAACGAGTTCCAAGCGTCGCCGATTGCCTTTGATTGGATAATGTCTTCGTTTACGGCGTACAGATTGTAAACATTGTCCTGTATCATTTTCCGTTCTTCGGGGTTAATGGTGTAAGGACTCGTCTTTATCTGCTGAATATCCGAATATGTGTTAGGGAAGAGAAGCAAACCACCGGCACCCGCTTCTTTTGAGAAGTTCTCGTCGCTAAATCTCTGACGCTCTTTCTTCAAATCCTCGGTTTTCGTAAAGTTATTCGTGCGGGCCATAAAACGGTACGTTGCTCCGTTCTTGATTGCCTCTTTAATGCCCTGCCCCTGCATATCGATTAAATCCATAGTCGGATTTAACGCCGTGTTGCGTTCGCCGAAAAAGTCGCTCTTGTATTGGAACTTCGTCATTATTCCGCATTCGGACATATAGCAAGCGCCTGTTTTCCTGTCTGCGAACTCATAACGAAGGACAGGCGTACCCTCCTTCGTTTGTAAGATTTCGCATTTTGTTGGGAGAACAGGGAACATTCCGACGGTATCGCCGTATTTATCAACAACGGGAACGATAAAAGCCGTATTGTGCATATCAAGTATCGTGCTTAACCGATACATGAATTGATACCAGGTCTGAAAGTTATTCGGCTTTACCTTTAACTTTGTCGCCAAGGTCGGCCTTGCCGATCCTATGACTTCAACCTTTAACTTGGCTATATGTCTTGCCCTTGCGTCTATTGCGCTTCGTACAAGCTCGGATTCATATAACGCACCGTTCCACGAATGAAACACCGGACTATAAGCCGTAAGCGCCTTAAAGTATGAATCCGCTTTAATTTCTGTCGTCTTTTTTCCGAAGATATTTTCGAAAAGTCCCATTGTTTAAAACCTCTTTAGTTCTTTAATTGGTCGCCAATTTCACCGAACCACTTTTGGCGAACGGTTAAAGCGTCAATCAACGCTGCCATTCCGTCGATATGATCCGTTTGACTTATCTTGATTAACTTTCCCTTGTTTTGCTCAACGTCCATTTTTATTGCGCTGTTAAGCAAGTGCATTTTCAAAAGTGCGTTGTCGCCGATATGAATCTTACGATCTTTAAGAAGTCCTTCGAACTCCATAAGTACCGGGTACAAGTTCCAACCCTGGAATACGTCGTCCATGTGAAAGCCTGCTGCCTTCATATCTTGCACAAGGTATTGTGCGCAGTATCTATCGTAACCAACTTGTAACGGATAGATTTCTTTTTCCCGTACAAGCTCGGTGAACCAATTAAAACAATCGTGATAATCTACGAAGTTATCGCCCGATAATTCAAGCCACCCTTTTTGTATGTAAATCTTGTAGGGTATGCCGTCCCGTTCGGTTGCTTCTTCGATTTTCTCGGCGGGCAAGTAGAACTTCGCAAATACATAAAGTTCACCGTTCTTTTCAATGACAACCGTTGCCGCCGTTAAGTCTGTGGTTCGTGATAAGTCGATACCACCGACACAATATGAGTCTTTAAAATCGTCTATGTTTAATTCAGCGCCGCAGGCTGCCTCAACATCTAACACGTTAAGCCATGCTTGCGAACTTGATTGCTTAATGTTGCAATACTTCGTTAAGAACTCGGCTTTTTTTGAAAGCGAACCTTCGGCGACTGCGATCTCTTCGAGAAGATAATCAACCGATACGGAAACGCCTAAATTTGGGTTTGCCTTTTGAAGCTCGTTTATGTCGTTCCAAAGTGTGACATCATCAATCGTATATAGGAACGGCAAAAGTCTTTTCTCGTTTGAGTTTCCCAACAAAAAACGAGTCGATCTCTTAATCAACTCGTCGTATATTCCTTCGTTTTCATATCCGGAAGTGGATATAGAAAGAATGATAGGTTGAACTCTTGCACCAAGGGCCGACTTCATAACCTCATATTGTTTTAAACCTGCGTCACCATGCCAAGAAGCGATTTCGTCGCACACCGTAAGAGAAGGGTTGAAACCGTCGCTTTTCTTGTGGTTGAATGCAATCTTTTTAACAGAACTGTTTGTTGACTCTATAAAGTAGTCCGACTTTCGACGTTTAATAAGTCGTTCTAACTCCGGTTCCGTTGACACCGTTTGCCATATGTCGTTGTAAATAATATCGGCCTGGTCTAACTTCGGTGCTACACAAAACACCTTCGCACCGTATTCACCGTCAAGAAACAAGCAATAGTTAGCAATTGCCGAGGCAAGTAAAGACTTACCGTTTTTTCTTGCGACTATAACAACGACTTCTCGAAACTGTCTTACGCCGTCTTTGTCTACGATTCCGAAGATTGAAGCAACAATTGCTTTTTGCCAAAGTTCTAACTTAATCAGATCGGAACGGCCTTCGCAATGATGACAAAAGTTTTCAATGAACTTTATCGCCTTGTTTGCTTTCTTGTTGTCGTAATAAAAAAGCTTGTCTTGTAGTCCTTTAACCAGGTACTCCATTACAAGCTTTACCCAACGGCCAACTATTACAGATCCGTTTTGTATTTGTTGGTAATACTCGAATATATAATTTTTATTCGTCGTCATCAATCAACTGTTGAAGCTTTCCGCCTGTTGTCTTTTTATGACCAAGCGTTTTGATGATGTCGAGAATAACGCTTGCTGTTCTGTTTGCTGCGTCGCTGTGTTTTGGAAGTTCCCTTATCAGCGGGTGAGCATATACGTTCGCCCGGTTCTTAACATACTCTTTCTTCGTGATAAGAGAATCCTCTTCGAGCAAAATCTCGTTAATCTGTGCAATTACTTTCTGTTGTGTAACGTACTGCTGAAGGGCCGTGGTAAAAAGCGCATTGTCTGCGACTCCGTACTCTTTCGCCATCTTCAAAAGTGCATTATAGGTTACTTTCTTTGCCACTTCGTCGAACCTCCTGCCAATTCAGTTCAAACCAGTTCAAACCAAACCAAAAACAAACAAATCCAAAAAAATCCCTGCAACTCGGGAGATTTCTTCTAAAC